CCAATTTTTAAATAATTTCATTATAAATGATCTGCATCTTTAGTAAATTTATAAACTAAGTCACTCAATTGCATATACCAACTTCTAGCATTATCCCGACTGCGTTTATAATATTCAGCTAGCTCTTTATCGCTAGGCATGTCATGAGCTAAAATTTCATTCTCTACTATTACAAGCCATGGGCATAACTTGAAAAGCTTTTCTTCATTTACTTTAAATTCTACTAAATAATAATCAGCATCTAATGGCCATCCGCCATGCTCATCATCTAAAAAGTGACAAATCATATCTTCAATAAATAATTTTTCATTATTCATTTTAACAACCCCTTTAAGTTCTTTAATTTCTTTAACAATCATTTCATCCCCCCTAAAGGTCCTAATTTTTCATTTTCTATTAAATTAGCTACATAAAGATGATGGCTAATATCAGCTAAAAAAGTAGCTATAATTCTTAGATCTGCCCCACCTTCTTCTAATATTGCCAGAATCTTTTTTCTTTTTTCTTCAGCTTCTTGTATTTTATCTTGTAGAGTCATGTTTTATCCTTAACAGTACAACACCAATGAGCGTGGGAACTTTTAGCTTTTACCGCCCCACAATCGCATTCAAGTTTATTTATTGTACACGTGTACTCTCTTGACCATTCACTTTCTTTTATTAAAGATACACCAGTCACTTCAATATTATTATTAAAGTTTTCTTTTATAGCATCTTGTAAAGCATCGGCTTGATCTTCTCTAAATTTATTATAGAACCAATTCTCTCTAGTTGGCGTAGAAATCGATATAAATTTACCTTCAGCATCTTTACACTTAAGCGCAACGTGTTTGGATATCATATTATTCCAAGTGTCTTTAACTTTTTGCATACGTTCTAAAGTTAATGTATCTTCACTTATATCAGTAACCATTAAAGTAGATGGTTCTTCTTCCCACTCAGATACGATAGCATATTTATCATCACCACGTTTTCCATCTTTATGCCACCATCGTTCAAACCACGCATTTCCTTTAAAATAAGCACCATGCATAAATTCATTATTACCACCATCTAAAGCATATATGCGTACTTTTCTTCCTTCAGCATCTTTAAAATATTTATCGTTTTTCCAATGTTCTTCAAATTTCATAATAGTCGCTCCATTTCTCATATGCTATTTGTGTTTTGCCCATCCATACCTGTTGAGGGTGTAAGTCGATAGTAACTACATTGTAACCCAGTTTATATAACTTGTCAAGCTCTGATTGTGAAAACCACTTAAGAAGCTGGTCAAGATCCTTAAAGCCAAATCTAAAAGGGGCTATGTCACTAACAGTCCCTAGCAATAAGCTTTCCCAATCTTCTTCTAGAGGCGTAGGGTGACTAGCGTCATTATGTCGCTTAGTACCCCAATCATTAGATCCGTAGGTTCCTCTATATGGTCCATCACCATTTTCATTCTCAATTCTGAATATAGTAGTTACAGCTTCGCTTTCATCCATCGTTACTTGTTTTCTTTAAAGTATCTAGATTTGGTTTATGAACTTTATTGAATTTAAACATTAAATCTTGACATGTTAATATCCTATCTTTTAAACATAAATTAATTAGATCTATTTCAAGATCATGAATTATATCGTCTACGGGCATTCCTAAATTATATTTCTCTAACATTTTGTTTATTATAGTCATATATTTATTTCTCCTTGTATTCGTGATATAAATCACAGTTGTATGTTTCATCTAAGTTTTCTTGAAAAATTTCTTTACCATCCTCATCATAATAACTAAATTGATCTTCATTTATAAACAGATCATATTCAGCATTACATAAAACTACTTCAAAACTATTATCCCAACATTGATCACAAATTTTAGTTTTATAAATATAATCACAATTTACACATCGTTTATGCTCTATAGTGTAATCTAGTTCATGTAATAATATCCTATAAGCCATATTAGCTCCTTCTTAGAATAACTATATATCATGATCAAATAGTAGTCAAGGTTTATTTCACTGTGTCATACTCCACATACCCCATTTAGACACTCATTTTCCTTCTCTTCGTATATCACACCTTCAGATTCTAGAGCTTCTTTTAAAGGTACCCTAGTTAAAGGTTGGTGCCCTCTAGCTCCATCTGGGTAACAAGTGAACCCTCGCAAGCGTTTAGCATACTTAAGTAATGTCTTGGAGTTTTTTTCTAGGGTACTTTCATTATTTAATTCTGAGCCCCATGGTGGAAGATTACAAGTGGAAGATATAGCCATATCTACATAGTTTTGTATATCTGCTTGAAATTTAACACGCTGCTTAAAGGTTATATCATAAGCATCTTTTATTTCATCTAATTTCATACCCTTTTCCAATAATCGCTTTACTGATCCATCTACTACATATTCCCATACATGCTTTTGATCAGCATTTAAATATCGCCGCTTATAAGCTTTACAAAATAATGGCTCTATGCCAGTAGTAGTTTCAGCAATGATGCCTATAGTGCCTGTGGGAGCTATAGCACGTTTACCTTTAGGGATAGCTACATCTAGCTTTTTAGCTCCAATAAAAGCAGCTGAATCACTTTCTTGTTCATATACATTAAGCCATTTATGTAATTCTTGATCTACTACATATTCTTTACCTCTAAGCATAAGCCATTCGTGGATACCGCCTAGACCTAGCCCAATACGGTTATTTTTAATACCTATTTCTCTAATTTGATCAGTAGGTACATCAGAGTAAATGCCTCCACAAAGTAAAAAAAGAGTGGCATATTTAACTCCTTCAGCAAAATCATCTCTATTATCAAACCTATTAATCCATAATGTACCTAAGTTACATTTGTCTGAGTCATCTTCACTAGTAACCTCAGTACATGCATTCCTAAGACTTTCATTGTCTTTAAGGAAGTTAAATGAAAATCCAGGCTCAGCAGTTTTAAAAGATTGTTGACAATTTAGTTTCCAAGTTTCTTTAGCTTGTTTATGTAATGGATGTTTTTTATCTTCAATAGCTATAAAAAATTCAGTATCATATATGGTACTAATATTGGTACCTTCCATGGGCAATCTAAAATTAAAATCTTTAGCTTTCATATCCTTTAGATCTTGATTCCAGTCTTTGATTTTTAGAAATTCTTGAATATCCCCATGCTTCCAATTGAGCCCCGCCCATATAGCACTACGGCGCTGGCCCCCCTGCATTATGTGCCTACCAGACTCGTTAATCATTTCCATTAAACTAATAGCGCCGGTACTAGATCCCCCAGTTCCTTTTATAGGCGTCCCCTTAGGACGCAAGGCTGAGTAGTCAAAACCAATACCACCTCCTGTCATAAGAGCCATGGTAGCTTTTTGCATACACTCAGCCCATGACTCCCTAGAATCCAATGCTCTAAAAAGAAAGCAGTTATTAACCTGGTGAAATGGTCTACCAGCTGAATAAAGGTAACGCCCCCCTGGAATAAATTTCCTAGTAAGAATTAAATCAAATATCTTAGCTTTTGTTACATTATCTAAAAGTTGACCACATACTGACTCAGTTACTCTTTTAGCACAGTCAATCCATAACTCTTGACCATTCATTGAATACTTTTGCATAAAGCGACTATGCGCCCACTCAGAGCTGAAAATATCTTTACTCACTTATCACAGGCCTTTCTTAATAGTGAGGCCACTTTATCAAATTCATCTTGATCCGCACCAAAAGCATCTTGACTAGTTCCATCTTTAAAATGCACAAAGATGGTTCCATTACTACCCTTATGTATATATTTTATTTCATCTGTATTAAAAATTATATCACCTAGTATTATTGCATTCATTTATCCTCCTTTAATTTGTTTATTAAATATGAATATATTCTAGCAGTATTTATAGCATCGGTTAAAGCATTATGTGTCTTACCTTCAAATTTTAATCCTAGTTTATTCATAGATTTTTTTAATCCACCATTAGGACTAATACCATTTTGATTACAATAGTCTTGGAATAGATGTTTAGCATTTCTACCCGATCTTCCAAATTCCCATTCACTTTTAAGTAAACCTTCAAACTCTAGTTCGTTTTGTAGAGATTGCATATCACCACTACCCCATTGGACTATTACTCTAGATGTATCATAAAAATTTCTATCATAGTATAACATATTATAAATATGTATTAAGGTAGTGCCATCAAATATTTGTTTATCAGTAATACCTGTCAAACCTTTAATAAAGGTGGATAAAGGTACTTTAATATTTACTTCCAAGCATCTCTCTTTTAAGATTTCAAAAGGCTCATCATTGAATACACACCAGCCAACTTGGATAATCTTTTCTTCATCGAGAAGTGAATCATCTACTTGGTGATTTGTATTAGGCTGTTCAAGCTCTAAATCAAGGGCTATTCTAATCATTTCTTTTCTCAATCTTAATCCAGTCATGCTTTTCATTATCTGGAGGCTCAGTAGTAGTTACTAAACATTTTACTTCATTATAAATTAAAAACAAGTCTAGATCATCCCTAAATATCCATAAATCAGTCATCTTTCACCCATTAAGCATTGTGCAGATACTGGAAAGTATGCATGAAGGATTGTTTGCACATCCTCAGCTACATATTGAACTTCTTTTTGTGCATGTGGATGTAACCTTAAAGATAAAAAGTGACACCAGTTTCTAACACTCCCAGTCATATAAAAGCTAGTCATTAAGTTTTGAGGTAAGGAACCTCTAGCTTGCTCCCTAGATAATCCACTTTGAATTAAGGATTTATATAAACTTAAACATTGTTGATTATGGGTATCAATTAATGCGTGACACAAAACGCCTCTATTATCTTTTAAATCACCATCGCTAGACTGTTTATTATCTTTACTTTGCATACGCATATCATCACTAGGTGGAGTATAAAACTCCATATCTTTATCAGTATACCTTCTAGATATTTCATTATAAGCAAATGTACGGTGACGATGTATTTGACTACGGATATACAAGGGGCATTCAATTATCACGCTAAGGACCATATGTTCAAATGGTGACATATGGCGATTATCAGCCAGATACTTAATTAGTTTTTCATCTTTCTTAGTAAGCTCCTCACTTCCACCACCGTAAGAAATTCGTGCTGCATTCACAGCTGACAAGTCACTTCCCATATGATCTACATAAGTAGCTTTAATTTTACTCATTTTTTTCTCCATGTATCCATGCCCGTGGTTGAAAACTTGCTGCTGAAAGGAAAATAGCAAAAAATAACCACCAAGCAGAATGACCTTTTTCTAAAATATAATATAAAGGTAATCCTAAAACTAATGCCTCCCAGAATATAATATAAATTAAATATGTTATACTATTCATTTTCTTTCCCATGTAAAGGACAATTTCCCGTTCTAACAGAAGTTTTAGTTCCCCATCGTTCTTTATTATCCATTACAGGACATTCGCATTTAGGTCGCTCCCAAAAGCGATGGAACTTAGCATCTCTTTCAAACCCAAAAGCTTCTTGGATTCTAAACTCTAATTTAACTAATAAAGCATCCATACGCCTTAAAAAAGCTATGTCATCTACTTGATCCATTACATGAAAGATTCTGAACTTACGTTTGAAGAGATTCTTAATTAAATCTAGATTCCCCCAAGCAGTAGGGTTAGCATCTAAGAATCTTTTATTAAGAATCATTGATTGATCTTTATATCGGATAGTTAAATCTTCATAAGAAAAATGAAGAGGGTCTTTATATGGGACTTTTTTATCGGACATCTCCAGATCCCCCAATTTTATCTCTAGACTTTCTACCCCTTAATTTTTCAATATTCATTTCAGCTACATCATTCATATTAAGTTTATAAGCTTCACATAACTGCGCTATATACCACATTACATCCCCAAGCTCTAATGCTAATGAATTTATATCTAATTCACCATCTCTAATATTCTTTTTGATCTTATCAGCTACTTCCCCAGCCTCACCGCATAAACCAAGAGTAAGATAAAATACATCTCCTTTGATATTTGTTTTAGCAGTTTCACTAGTTTTACTTTGGTATTCATTGAAATCCATTTTATCTCCTATCAATATAATTAAGTGCGGCTTCTATAGATTTATATATAGGCTTTAAGATTCTATCTTTCCTAAGACTATGTATCCTAAATATAGGATCATGCTTAAAACAATACCCTTTATTCTTACCCAATTTTCTAACTAGATTCTCTAAAGCTCTTTTGAGTATATTATCGGGTCTTACTTCATATACTATATAATATGCATTTTTACATTTACAAACTGACTCTAACATTTTTAACTCCTTATCAATAAAATTAATATTAGTGATATCATAAAGCAGAATCTATATCTACTATGTTTTATTTCTTTTAATTGTTTTAATATTTGTACATTTTTCATTTATACTCTCCAGAGCCCGCCCGAAATTCTATCTAAGATGAAATCTACCATCTTTTTATTATAAAATCCATCACGCTTACCATGATAATAATAAATCCTATTACCTCTTAAAAATTGTTTAATCTTATCATGCGGCCAATTTACACCAGTAGCTTCCATGGCTGATAAATTAAATTCATCAAGCTCCTCATCATTCATTATAATTATCCATTTAGGATTGATCATTTTACTTTCCGTCGATCACCGCATACAGCTATATAATTATTTAGGCCTATCTTAATAAATTGAGTTAAGCATGGATTATATTTATATTTTTGTTTGCATCTCTTTTTATTAAACTCTAGAGAAATTTGATCACTTTTATTCCATGGTATATCGCTGGTGTTGCTCACTTCAGTAGGTGGGCATACTAGATTAACTACAATAATCATTGTTTTAAGCATCTTTTAATCCCTTTACTATTTCTTCTCTTCGCTCTTGAAGTTCCTTTATACAATCTTCAAGAGAAGTAATGCGACTCTCCAGCCTAATCCTTACAATATCTGGTATTTGCGCATTACTTCTTTGAGATTTTAAATGATCTAGGTGATCTAGATCCAAATACAATCTTTTAGTTATTAAAGTTAATTCTTCATCCAGTTCCATTTATTTAATTTCGCCTTCTTTAGTTTGATAAGTAAATTTCTTCTCAAGCTCTTTAGCGCGGGCTTTATATCCACCTAAAAATGCATCATATATTTGTTTACTTTGTTTATCAGGATTATTGCCTTTCCAAACATTAAAAGCTTTTGTAGCATTATCTACTTTTTTCATTTATAACTCCTTGAATTTAAATTTGAATTAGTTTTTTGTATTCCTTTTTATCCAGCTATTAATATAATATCGCATCTCTTTTAGTTCATCCATTCTAAATCCATTATCTACGCCGTCTACAAGATGCTTAATATATTTAATAGCTAAAGTTAGCTCCTCTTGATTTTCCTCAAGAGAAGCTTTTAGCATATTTACATAACTATCTGAATAATTCATGAAGCTACTAAATTTTCAGGCTCTTTACTAAGAACCTCAAATTCATAACTGCCACATTTAGCGATAAACTTACAAGCATCAGTAGTCATATCAAAAACCTCAGTAACTTCTCGAGTAGAGAATGTACCATTATCTAATTGAAGATTCATACTAAAACTAGTTCCTTTAGATGGAAATCCTTCAGTCCATCCATAAAACTCTTGTCTATCCTTCATACTTACTAATCTTACTCTGACCATTTTGGCCTCCTTTGTTAAATTAACTATACCGTTAGGATCGATCCTTGTCAAGTATAAAATTTTAAGGTCACTAATTACACATCCAAGTCTTTCCAAGTTGTAGACATATCAAGACCATCCGACAATAAATCTTGATAAGTACTACGTTTAAATCTAGCTTTAATATATCCCGCCGGGGCTGGCATAGGCTCAAAATCTACACAGGATTCATGGATATATAGATGGACTTCATCACCATTAAGCTGACTTTTTGTTTCTCTTATAAAACATTTTTTGTTGATAATTCTTTTCATTCATTCTCCTTTCTAGAGTATCTTTCATTTCAGATGAGTGAATTAATTCACTCATCATTTGCCTACATCCCGGTGAATCTTCATCCCCTAATAATTGATAATATCTAATATTATCTAATATCATTCTAATATTCTTTTCAAGTAATTTAATATTTTTATCCATGATGCCCGTCCTTTCACTAATATTATTCTACTATAAATAGTGAAAATATGCAATATATATTTTAATCGTATAATACTAATAGACACAAAAAAGGCTAAATCTAATAATTTCAATACCTTACAGGTAAATATGTGGTCAATTATAAATAAAATCAGAAATTCCTTTATAGGTTATAGGAAAATGACTATAGCTCTTATAGCATTTTTAGTAACTTGTGGACTATTAATAGCTGGATATGATGTGAGTAAGCTAGGATGGCTTGATATTCCATTAGCAGCATTTTTTGGCGCTAATGTAGTTGAACATATCCCCAGTATATTAGAAAAATTAAGTAAGTTAAAAAGCCAAACCAAAGACAAGGAGGTCTAAATGGCGATTAAGAAAGTAGATTTAAAGGCAGAATACAAGTATGTATGTCTGATAGATGATGCGATAGACATGGAAAAATCTAAATTGGATGAATATAAAAAAGATCATGATATCAAGCACTTAATATTTCATCCAGAAAAACACCCTACATATTTTATCCTTAAAAATGTATCAGCCCCACAATATACAGCACTATTAGGGAAGCATATGAAGTTTGATTTTCAGTCTCAAAATATGGTTACTAAGGAAGAGTCCAATATGTTTTCAATGACTTATGAGTTATTTTCCATAGGATGTAAGCATGTGGAAGAGAATGGTCAACGAGTAAGTATCCAAGTAGAGCAATACCAAGCGGATGTACTACAAGAAGTTGGTAGTGTTATCATGGACTTAAGTAAGTTGAGTGACGCTGAAAAAAAGTAATTAATGCTATCTTGGATATTATGCTGGATGAAAAAGCATCTAAGGCTTATGATTGCGCAACATGTACCAGGCCCATGCAAAAGATAAGAAATTGTGATGGGCAATTTCAACCAGCAACGTTGAGAATGAATAAAAGGAATTATCAACAATGTCCAGTTAGCATATATTTGCAGAATATAGAGCTTAAACAAATGGTCGGAATGTATATGCACGCTAGAAATAGGAAGATGCCATTTGCTGAAGGAGCTATGATGTCTCAAACAAATTGGTACTATGAGTTTTCCAGCTTAATAGAAACCAAGATCAATCAAAGCCAGAATGATCACCATGAGGAAATGAAAAAAGACATGGAAAAACAAAGCAAAAAGAATAAGACCAAAAAGGGAAGAAGATAAATGGCAGTTAATAGAACTGTAGCCACTCTTAATGTAAAAGTTACTGTAGATAATAAACAGGTTACAGCCCAGCTCAAAACTACTCAAAAACAATTTAGCAGCTTTTTTACTAAAGTTAAAACCTTAGCTGCTGGATTTGTTGTAGGGGATATTATAGCTAATAGCCTACGTATAGCTACAATGGCTATAGGTAGTTCATTTAGAAGAGTTGTAGAATTAGATCAACAATTCAAAGCAGTCCAAAAAACTACAAACTTCACAGCTAAAGAAATTGAAGCCTTAGCAAAAACTTTTGAAGGACTAGCCTCTAAACTCCCCGTATCTAGACAAGAATTAGCAGAAATAGCTGAAACCGCTGGACGCTTAGGTGTTGAGGGTAGTAAAAACGTAGCTAAATTTGCTGAAGATATTTCTAAGATTAGTGTAGCATTAAATTTGTCAGCTGATGGAGCTGCTGATACATTTGCTAGATTATCGGTAGCATTAAAAGAACCTACTAGTAAAATCTTAAATATGGCATCAGCTGTCAATGAACTTGAAAATAATACCGCTACTACCTCAGCTAGAACATTAGAAGCCGCTAGAATCTTTTCAGCTACTGCCGCTCAAATGGGCGTTACTACTTCCCAAGTGTTTGCTTTATCTGGAGCATTAACAGCTACGGGCTTAGATGCCAGTGAAGCCGGTACTGCATTGAAGAATGCATTTATTTTTGCATCTACTAAAGCTGAGGAATTTGGTAAAGTAATTGGACTTACTGGCGATCAAGCTAGAGATGCATTATCTAGAGATGCTGTAGGTACTCTTAAATTATATATAAAAGAATTAGGTAATGCTGCTAATGGATCTGAAGCTTTAGCTGAAGCCGCTAAGATTTTTGGAACTAGATCATCTAAAGCAATTGTCGCTTTAGGTAATAATATGGCCTTATTAGAAAAGTCTTTAAAATTAGCTGAAAAAGGCTTTAAAGATGGCACATCAGTAGAAAAAGAATTTGCTCTTCAAGCTAAAGGCGCTGCATCCATTTTAAAAGTCTTTGGAAATAATGTAAAGATTCTTACTGATCAAATTATTAATGCCTTTTTACCAAGTATATTAGAAGTAGTTCAAGCATTAATAGTAATGTTTCAAGATTTTCAAAAAGGTGAAGGAATTTTAGGAGCTATTAAACAAGCGATTTCAGCTACAATAGATATCTTTTCGGGATTTGTTGATATTGTTAAATCTTTAGCCCCAGCTCTTGCTGCTGTAGGCGCGGTAATGCTTATAGTAAATGCACAATTTTTAATTGGCCAAGCTGCAATAATAGCTAGCGGTATAGCATTAAAAGTATTTATGGCTATTAATATAGCATATACTACCGTTTTAAAAGCAGTTACTGTAGCAATGAAGTTAATGAATTTAGTTAATCCTGTTGGTTGGATTATAATTGCTGTAGGATTTATAGCTACATTAATAGCTAATATGGATGGTCTTAAAGCTGGAGTTTTAAAATTATTTAGTGGATTTGTTAAATTATTATCATTGATACCTGGAGTTAAAGAATTATTAAAATTCTTTGGTGTAAGTACTGCTGAGGAAGAAGCACAACAAGTTAGTGATATTCAACAAGCTCAAGCCGAAAAACAACTCTTAATAAAAGAAAAATTAGAAAATCAAAAAGTAGAAGTCGCTAAAGAAGGAGCTGAAAAGCAAAAGAAAATAAATATCACCATGGAGCAACAAACTCTATTGAGTGTTCTTAAAATAGAAAAAGATAAACAAAATGCTAAACTAGGAATATTTGCTGAGGGTATAGCTAAGAGACTTGGATTATTAAAAGCAAATCTAAATGCTGAAAAATTACAAACAATTAAAACTAGACAAAATATTGAAAATAAACTTTTAGGTATATTTAAAACTAATAGGGAACGTGAATTACGCTTAGTAGCTGTGGCTAACTCATTGACATTATAGGCAAAAGTCGGTAATGCCGTAAATTCTACCCATCCCGTGAATATCAAAGGGTTATTCCTATCCAATATCAATAAAAAAGGCCTATTAGTTTTGACATTTTCTATTAGCTCTATTAGCCCCAAAAAGTTATCATTATCTTTATCGGATCTAGTTTCCATTTTAGAGATAGTACCAGTCAATGCCCTAGTTAAGATATTGGAATTACTAGGACGACTATAGCCTTCATTGATCAGAGACTTAGATGTATCTCTATAAGCTATTGAAAAGTCATTCTGGAAGTTTTCACCACTACCTTCAAAAGTAAAGGCATTCCCGCCAGCTACCCTACCTACCTCAATATATCCACAAGGGTTATCGGTATCTAAGATCCTGAATCTAAAGAACTCATATGGATCTCCTAGATTTTGTAGAAAGATGGCATGGGTAGTCAAATTATTGACTATTTGCATAGTGACACAAAATGGAGGATTAGTGAAGTCATCTACCGAATTAGCCTCTAGGATCACCGTAGCGGCTGATGTAAGGTTAGTCCCTATCAAAGCTACCGTATCAGGCTGGACCGGCACATCGGATTTTACTTTGATAAATTGCTCATTTACATCAGTAGATCTCCAGACCTGCCTAGCTATATCAGTAAGTAAGTTACTTTTATCAAAGTCACCTTCGGCTTGAGTAGATACTTCTAATATATTACCGCCTGGATTATTGGGGTCGGTTACTTCCCCGATAGTAATTCTATGTAAAAAGGACATTCCTTGAACTACTGCCATTTTAAGTTATTAACTCCGAAATTTGTTTCATTAATTCTTCTTTATTTGCGAATATATATTTAATATTTTGATATTCTAATACATATCCATTAGATACTTTTTCAACATTATAATTATTATTACATCCAATAAAAGTCCCGCCCTCAGTCCAAGTAATTTGATCTGATCCTGGGAGATAATCAGGATGATATGGATTATCTAGAAATGGTAGACTAGTTAGTTTATCTTTTGGTCCGTTGTTAATTATCATGTTTGCTCCTTATGCTACGTTGATTCCGGTAGCTTCTATGATCGCTCTACCTCTAGCTGATTCAGTTCTTATTCTTTCCATTACCATTTCTGATAATTGTGCGTTACTTTCAGCACTTCCCCCATTAATATTTATATTAAAAGATTGGGATATATTATTTACTCTAGATGGAGTTTCCATTCCAGCATTTCTACTAACGCCACCATCTTCTCTAATTTGAGGAGGTGATAAAACTCCTTGATCAAACGCTCTAGTTTGAGCCACACTCAATACTCTTTCACCAGATGTTAATCCAGCCATAAAATTATCATTAGGAAAGCCTGGGGGAACTACTCCACCTTGCGCAAAGAATCCGCCAGTTAGTGCTGAAAATAATTCTTTTATTCCTGTAGCGATACCTTCAATCAATCCTTTAATAATAGCTGGGATACCTTTGATGATACCTTTAATAAATGCTATAATAATTTGTGGAATCATTTTAATAATTCCAATAATTAAAGTAATAATCAAAATAGGAAATTTAGATACAAATAATAGAATCATTCTAGTTATTAATCCAGGTACCATTTCTACTATTTTATTAATAAATGCAGGTATCATATCAATCATAGCAAATACCACATCGGGTATCATCTCTACCAAAGTTTCTACCATAGTTATCATGGTATCAATTAATCCTACATCAAAAAAGGTTTTCAACATTCCTAAGAAAAGCTCTGGGAGAGCTGCAAAGATATTCATGAAACCAGCCATCATACCATCTAGCATAGCTGGGACTAGGGTTTGCATATTTTGAAGAATATCAAATGGAAGTTGAGTCAATACTTTTACAAAGCCAGTAATAGCTTCTTTGAATTGTTCAGGAGGAAGTAAAAATAAATCAATAATCGGGCCAAGTAATGGTCCAATAATTGGAATAGCTGCTGCAAATCCTTTAGCGATAGTTCCAACTACATCTCTTGCACCTTGTTCACCACCAGCAGCAGCTCCAGCTGCTTGACCAGCCACCGCTACTCCACCGGCTCCAGCTTGTTGTCCTTCTAATTTTTCAAATCCACCACCTTGAAAAAAGTCTACAGGATTAGCGGCCAAGATTGCTTGTATTTCAGCAGATTGATTTCTAGCTGCATTAGTATTTCTTGTAAATGCATCCGCTCTGGCTTGATCTTCTATTGCTGCTATTTCTTGGGCTTCAGTTTTTTTCAATCCTAAACGTATTTCAATTTCTTCTTTAAACCTACTTATTCTATTAGCTCTAGCCTGGTCTTGTAATTTTTTTTCTATGTCAGCAGCTTTTTGTGCAAAGGTTTTAACTAAACCTAATTG